CAGTATCATTAGCTCTTAAATCACTTCTGAATAATACTATTCTTTCATCATCATCTGTTCTACCACCAGTTTTTATTACACCATCTACGGTAACTTTCTGTGAAGTTTTTATTGAGTTTAAATTAGTAAGTTGTTTATGATGAGCAATTACGAGTTCAGCCAATCTATCCATCAAGGCTTCTCTATAATTCTTTCTTTCATCATACTCAGAGGTATACGATGCTATTGCCATATTTTCTACCTCCTAATTATAAATTCAAAATCATCATCAAATATTTGTTCTTGCTCATCATCATATTTTACTTTAATTAAAATTTTGTATGCTCTATCGGGTTCGAAACCATTTAACCATTGTATGAAATAATTTGAAGTTGAATCATAACTTAGTTTTGTATAATCATCATCAAAAGGAACTATTGTTTCACCTGTTGCCTTATCTATGATAGAATAACTACCACTATCTTTAGGAATGTATGAACCACTTATTGTTTGAACAGATGTAGAAAAACTTTTTTGTATATAACGCTTTCTTGCACCAAACCTAAATTTTATTTTTTCATCTTCTTTATAAGATTCTCTAAATCCTATTGGATATACATAATTATCTACACTACCTGTAACATCAAGAGATGTCAATCCTGCATTTGAGGGTGATACTAATGAAGTTGGATTTGGATGTTTACTATCGTTCCATCTTACTTGTAATCTCGGTGAATAAACTGTATGTGTATTTCTTGAAAAGAATTTTAAATGTCCAAATGTTTTATCATCAGTTTCTTGACTACCACTAAACCTTAATTGTAATCCATAGTTACTAATATTAGCTGGACCAGTTGGTTTTGAACCACTTAACCACATATTAACCATAGTAGTAATATCCATCTCAACATCAGGTGATTCATAAGAAAATCTTTGTATTGTGTTACTTGCAGTTATTGTAGTACCACCTTTAACATCCCATGCATTTGCAGTTGCACCTGTATGGTTATCTCTATTATCCCAACTACAACCATCTGTAATTTTTGGACTACTATCAAATTTACCCCTACCTTCATCCCACGATTCAGATAATGGAAGTGCTGCTAAACGATACTCTTGAGTTAAAGTTTGTGTTCCTTCTGCTTCATAAAGTTTTAAATAATATTTTACAGAACCAGTTATCTCACCATCAACAAAAGATTGTGATAATGCAGTAAACTCTGTCCCTGCAAAATTAATTAATATTCTTGATTGGTGGTCAAAAGTTAAATTATAAAAATGTTTTTTAAGTTCAAGTATTTGGTCTTGACCATTGTTTATATCTGTAAATACTTCACTATCTATTGGATTAGAGCCAGTTAGTATCCAAGAATCTTGTGTTGGAAAAATATTATAATACATTATCTTACAACTCCTTTTACATTTTCATATGGATTTTTCAATTCAAATATTGCAGGGTCGTATGCTGGTAAAACCACACCACGACCAGATACTGCTTCTGGTCCATAAAATTCACTAAATCTATAAAAATATCCGTATCCATTTGTACGAAGTTCTTCTACCTTACCAGATGAATTTATTACTTTATCATATAGTAATGGTTTAAATAAAGGTGTTTGTTTTCCATCTCTATCTACTGTCCAATCAAAATCTTGAGTTAGTGTGACATGATTAACAGAACGAACACCTCTGATACCTGCAAGTAAATACTCAACATCTGTTGTGTTTAATGTTTGTTTAAATTGCATTTTATCAATATTAAAGTAATCTATTATTGCCTGAATACATAAAAGTTTTACTTCACTTTTCTGTGCATTTCTATCTGCAACTACATCAAACACCACCCCAAAATTAACTACATAACCATTTCTAATTGTTACTTGGTCTGTTATTAATCTATATTGTGATAGATATTTTTTTAAATTTTGATGAATAAATGTTGGAGTTGATATTAATTCTTTATTACCATTATATGATAAAGTATATATTTCTATCGTTGGTATTGAATCTCTTTCTGTTAGATTACTACCTGCCTCTGCTATTAAGTTCATTGCATTTGTAATATCATTATTATTAATCGTACCATCTTCATTTAAATCAAAATTAACTCCTGATAAATCAACTGAATTAGAATCTCCACCACCATCTATTGTTTGATTGTATGCTCTAACAACCCCATCTACAAAATCTTGAATATTTGTTTTAACTTGATTAATATTAGTATCTTTACTAAATGTACCTGCCCTAACAACATATGATTTTGCTATACCACCAAACTTTGCAGGCATAGCCATTAATCTTGCTTCATAATCTTCTTTTGTTACACATCTGTTTTGAGTTGAATAAGAGTTCATAACTCTTTGTTTTATTTCTTCAACTGTTTCCTCATCAGAACCACCTGTAGCAGGTTCTTCATTTGTAACACTAATACCAGTAGAACCAGCATCAGTAGGAATTGTTGCTATTGAGGATATACTTGTTAAATCACCACTTGCTACATTTGATTGGATACCACCACCAATTCTATATGTTATAGTTAAAGTTGTTTGTGTTGGTGCCTCACCAAGTGTTGAATAAGAATCTCCAAGTAGAGGGTTTATAAATTTTTGTAAATTTTCTGTTTGGCCTGGTAGAGTTAATCCAATTTGTTCAACACCCAAATATGCATCATTTATTTTTTGACCATTTCTTAAAATCCCATTACCAAACATTAATGTTGTAAAACTATTTTCATCTACCATACTTACAAATCTTTTTGGTGCTCTTAAATATTCTAATGTGTAAGGAACTGGTGTTTGTAATTGATTACCATTTATATCTGTATATGCAGATGTTCTGTTAACATCAGTAGAATAATGAACTTCTTTTGGAACTTTATCTTGTGCCAAAAATTCTACTTCATACCAATCATTACCACTTGAATCAATACAAGAAAGTATTTCTACTACATTTCTTTCTGGTAGTGTTAACGATAAATATTTTTGAGGTGCACCTATATCAAAAGAAAATGTTTTAGTTTCACCACTTATTGCTCTGACATGTCTTTGTATCTCATACTTACTTGCAAGACCTGTGGTTGGGTCTACTTCAGAAACTTGTGGTTCAAAATCTGCAGAACTACTTACTGTAAAATCTACAACATCTAAAGTTTCAAATACAATATTACTATCTATTTGAGAAGTTAGTTGCATACCTTCTTCTATTATTATTGCTTCAGAATAATTTGGAACTGGAGATTTAGGATTTGTAACATCAGCATTTACTTCTTGTGTTACAACTAACTCTGCAAAAGCAGGTATCACTGCTTTATTTTTATATCCAAATGTTCTTGCAAGATTTATAATATTTCTTCGCTCTTGTGCGAGAGGTAACATTAATTCTTGAAATTGATTATCAATATAATAATTTAAAACATCACCTACATATGCAGACATTTCTATCAACATCATACCAGGAGATGTTTCATTAAAATCTCTATATGAATTTGGAAAATATTGTTTTGCGTAATCAATAAGAGAATTTTTAAGATTTAGAAAATCTCTATCTACATATTTTACATTACTTATTTTAGTATCTTTTTCGTTATAAGGCATTTTTAACCTCCAAATTGTACCGTAATTGATTCAAGAACAGATGGTACTGATTTAATTCTAAACTTTACGGTTACAAAAAGTTTACCTTTATCAGCATCATTATCGTGTTCGTGCATTTTAACATCTGTACTTACAACCTCTACAAAAGGTAACCAAAAATTAAATGTTTTAGTAATAGAATCTTTTATACTTGCTTCTATTTCTTCTGTAAATGGTTCAAATAAATATTGTCTTAATTTTATTCCAAGTGATGGCTGATAAAGTCTTTCTTTTAATTCTGTTTGTAACAAATTTCTTATGTTAACTTTTACAGCCTCTACCATTGTTTCTGTACATTTAAAATTACCCTCTGCACCAAAAGATTTATGTAAGGGCATTTGTAATCCAATAAAGACATCAGTATCTCTATCTACTACAAATGGTTTTTTCGTTTTAGATGTATCAATTACTGCCAATTATTAACTCCTGTTTCCGTTTTTTCTATCATCTATTTGTTTTGTTTTTTCTAAAACTGATGAGTAATCTTTATTTAAAAATTGTGACATTGGGTCATTTGGATTTGTAG